CTGTACGCCGCCCAGACCGAGATTAAAAGCAAAGCTGACAAGAGCGTCGTTTTGGCCTTGGGTAAGAACCATAGGAAAAAGTTTGGCAACCCCAACTTCAAATCGCTGGAGATCAGCACCAAGGATTCCATCTACTTCGGCTCCTGAAAATACGCGGTTATCTTCCGCTTTAAGCGGGAAAGCGTCTCTTTGATCCAGAGGTAAACGACCTTGATCGGGGTATAAAACATGGCCTACTCCTACAGTCCAAAGTTTTGCAGGGCAACGGTAAGGCTTTAGCCGCACTCCCTCATGGTGCTTGATCATCTCTTTGCACCGTTGAGAGACTTTCATTTCTTGCTGAACGCTTGGCTTCCAAACCAGAAAGAAATGACGCTGGCCCAAATGATTTGCGTCTCATCATCCCAAATGTTGTCCAGCATGATCTGGAAATCTACACCGTGGTTCCAAGCGTAAACAAACCCGGCTACGTCTACAAACACCAGCAGGAGGAACAGGCCGTAGGTGATAAGGGGCCGAACACCAGCGCGGAGATTCACCATCCACTGTGATGCACCTTGACCAATGGCGATGTCGTGGGCGTACAGGGCGCTGCGCTCTGCTGATGCGGCCTCAATCATCTGGCCCTCTACCCTGATCTCTTCCACCCGTTGTTGGGCTTCAAAACCCGCTTTACGGAGTTCCAACTCACGCTCAGTCTGGAGGCGAGCCATTGCCATCTCGTGGCTCTTGTCGGCGCGGTCTTGGAAAAACCCAAGCAGCTTGGGTAGGCCACCGGCAAGGAAGCTAACCAGTGTAGTAATCAGAGTAATCATAGTCAGCCTTTTAAATCAAAACTCAGGTTTGCATGGCGGGGGTACTGAACCACACGCTCACCCTCCGGGCATTTGTACTTGATTGTCGCCAGCAGCGTGGCTGTGCCGGGTGCAATCTTTTCTTTTCTCACCATCGTGAGTTGGTATGTAAACGTGTCAATTGTTGGCCCCGCTGGGCCGCTGAATTTGCTTGCCGTTGTCGTTGCTTCATGCACCATACCCGCCGCGTCACGGACGCTTGGTGTAAAGCTCTCTACCGAGCAGTCATCGCGTTTTTTAATCCGGGCCACTGTGACGTTGATGGGCTGTCCAGCCACTGCTGTAATCTTAAAATGCTCTGGTGACCATTCCAAAATGGCCCGGTCAAACCAGCCAAATTTATCAGCAAGCGTGTAACCGCCGCCGATAGCTGCAATGCTGGCTGCGACTGCTCCGATGGCTTTAGTAACGTCAATCATTTGTCTTTGCGATTAAATATCTCAAACAACGATTTAACTTTTTCTTCCAGCACGGCGATTTTGATGTCCATTTTAGCCAGCACAATAATGAGCGTTATCAACGCCAACAGCATGGGCCAACCCTTTGCCAATGCCTCCAAGAATTCCATAATTACCGATGTAACGTAAGGCTGGCGTAAACAATAGCAGACATACTAACAATAAGCACCCCAGCGGTCTTCATAATCACGCCCTCTAAGCGTTTTAATCGCGCATTAATCTGCGCGTATCTCTCAGCACAAACGGCCTCGTGGCTCGTTAACCGGATGTCAATATCGTTCATGGTGCGTCAATAAAATGATTAATTAGCAAAACCACACTAAACTTGATACGACAGTTCGATGTACAAGTCTGCCGTCCCGCTTGTATATTTTGATGCCAACAATGTTGCTTGACCAGTAGTTGTTTGTTCAAACAAACCAATATAATTAGTTCCTGCAATTGCTCTTGCTGTGATAGTACCCGCCGCTGTTGCAATCGATCCATAAGATACTGCGCCAGCAGAGCGCAATAAAGTATTTGAATTTACACCCCAAGGCAATCCGCGAATATATGTTGCGTTAGTGGCGGTCATGCCAGTGGTGGTGATATCCGTAAGAGATATAGTTACAAATACTCGATTACCAATTCGCGTATACAAACCATACGCATAAAGAAAAGTTGCAACATTACCTGCGGTTTGGTCATCCGCCAATACGGGGGTAAAAGTCCCTGTGTCGTAATACCCCATCAATTCCGTGACTGATGTTCCAGAAGTAGCAGTCCCAATATTAGGAAGATAAAAGCCTCCCAAATAAGACCGTGGCGTGTTTGTAATTTGTGTGGTCGCCCTTAATTCGGCAACGTAAGTGCGAGTACCGTTGTCTACGAGGCCCGTTGTTGTCCCGGATAATGAGGCAAAACCAAAAATAGTAGTGTCTAAACTTAGGGTAGTTAAGTTTACTCCTGTAGTGCAATCCTCCGCATAAACTTGCTGAAAATTATTTCCGTTGGAATTCAATGTGTACAAGGTTGTATTTCCAACAACAATCCCCGTCCCGCAGTTGGAAACTTCTGGCTGAATAAACCTGTTGTCACTACCCACCCACATTGAGATGCCTTGCCCAAAACTAGTAAACACACACTGATTGATTTGGTTTAAGTTGGCACGCTGGTTGTCTGTGCTGCCAATGGTTGTGCCAAGCCAAATGCCGCTATTGGTGTTTGAACTGCTGCCCCCATTGGCTCGGCAATGGTTGATTTGGTTATAGTAAGGGCCAGCCACGCCAGTGATGCCCTTAATCATAATTGCTGACGTACGGTAGTTTGCGTTGTTGGTTACGCCATCGTTGTACGTAAATGTCCCGCTACCTACGTTGGTAATTACCGCATTGTCAACAACGCACGATTGAGCGCCTTCCAAAAATATGCCTGCGCCAGTGCAACTGTTCATGTCAATCCGTGCATTCAAAATCTTTGCGTAAAGAACAGAAGTGTTTGGGACAGTTACAGACGGGCTGGTTGATGTGCGAATAGCAAACCCATTCGCGGTTTGCTTAAATGTTGCATTAGCATCAAACTCAAGAATAGTGTTTGGATACACCTTGATGCTTGTTACGGCGTACGTTCCTGCATCCACATACACGGTTTGCCCGCTTGTAAAGCACGCATCAACGGCGGCTTGAATTGCGGCGGTGTCGTTTGTAACCCCATCGCCAACAGCGCCAAAGTCTTTAACGCTGACTGTTTCTCTCAATTTAGTTTGGGCAGTTGTCAAAACTGCGCCCGTTCCAGCGGGTAGGTACGTTACGTTAGCAGATGACATAACGCTAGAAGAAACCTTGATGTAATCTGTACCGTTAAAGTATACAAAACACTTTTCACCAACAGCGACAGAAACACCTGTTTGACCCGCAGCTTTGAATGTAACCGCGCTAGTAGCACCTGCGTGATCCACCATGTACAGTTTGCTGTAACTTGGTCCAGTGATAACCTTGGTGACTGTCTGTGTACCAGTGATACGAATCACCATGTACTGGGCGGTGGTAGAAGTTATTGCGTTTCCAGAAGCACTACCCGTGGTATTGGCTAGAGTAATTGCACCATCACCAGCAAAAGATAGTGTGCCAGCAATGGCAATGTCAACATAATCTGTAATACCGTAATTAACAGTGTCACCCCAAGTACCCGATAGGGAGCCTTGTGTTGGGGTAACTAAGCCTAAAAGAGTAGTTATTGCGGCCATTAATTTATCCTAAGTTGCAGTATTTAGCCAAGTGGGTGTTTGTGGATTTTCTACTACACCCCCTTCGTCATTACCCCCGCTAAGAGACATACCATCAGGTTGTTGCCAAGCGGATCAAAGCAGAAGAAGTGGTATTACTAGGCATGGTCAAAGTGAACGTACCGGCAGTAATAGTTTGTGAACCAAACGTATGAACGCTAACAGCAGTATTGCCTTGAGTGGAGTTGTAAATCAACACTGCGTCAAACGCCGTTGCCAAAGTCACTGTGGTGTATGTGATGTTGGCAGAAGGTGTGACAAAAGCAACACCCGCAGTTGTAGAGCTATTGGTGGCTGTTGGAGCGGTTCCCATAGTTACTGCCACGCCACCAGCTACATAGTTTGCACCCGAGACTTCGCCTGTGGCTGAATAAACAGTGGTAGAAGCATTTACCGTAGCAGATGCTAGATACAAAGCCGCTTTAAACGAATCGGCAGTAGGGGCTGTCAAACTTGTACGAGATACAAGTGTTATCGAACCAAATTGGTGACCGCCATTGAGCAATTGCCCCATGAACGATGTGCACATTGCCTGCGTATTTGCCATGATATTTCCTTAATTAAAAGATGCGGCTTCTACCGCAGAACCTATGCTTTTCTTGAGGGTTACATGCGCCGAACGATGCACAAGTTCCCCTTCCAACCAATATTCAATCCATGTTGTAGTTTCGTTGTCGTTGTCTATGGTTCCTTCCCGTTTTTCCAACAAGGATTCGTCCATCAGACCTTTGGTGGTTGTAATCATGGTAGTCGTATTAGTGAGGTGGTGGATGAGTTGGTGGGCATCACAACTGTGAACGATGATGTGGTGGTTTTGTCAGCACCGAAGTCCAATACTGCCACCGATTTGTTACCCTTGGATGCATTGTAAATCAGCGCACCCCGTGCTGTAAACGCACCTGTAGTCCATACCACGTTGGTGAAGTTCACAAAGGCTGTGGTGTCTGTGACACTGACCGAGATGCCTGTCATTACCTGACCTGTCGCGGTGTAGCCTGTGCCTGAAATCTCCCCACTTGCTGTGTAAACAGTGGTAGTCGCCCCCAAATCGGCATTGGCTGTGTACAACGCCATGTAGAAGGTGTCTGTGGAGAAGTCATGTACCGCTTGAAGCAGTTGCTGCTTAAAGGATGTGGTTAGGGTTTGGGCAATCATGTTACTGGAATCCTAGCCTGCCCACTGCGGTAGGCGTCAGATCGCTCAAGTCCATCGCCCAGACGTTTAAGCTGTACCAAAGCCTCACCAAACTTGGTGTTGTACAACAGAACCATGTCCTGCTCACCCTTCATATAGGTGTAGGCTTCAACCAGTGTCCCATACAGAAGTGCGGGGTCATAGTTGTCACCGAGCCATGTGGTTGAAGCTGTGACAATGGACTCTGGGTAGTAGAAGTACTGTAAGTCTGTTGCCAAAGCCGCGCTAGGGGTTGGGCCAAGAATAAATTTTAGTTCTGTGACCGTAGTCTGAGGCCCGTAAATAGCGTAGTACTTGGGTGTTCCTGTTGTTGTAGGTTTGGGGTATGCCTCACGAATAAAGCTAACATCTTTGTCTAGTAAAAATGTGTAGCTACCGTCGGCGTTAACTACCGCAAATGAGTATACGGACAGAAAATCGTTTGGCGCATTAAAGTACGGCGTACTTGCTGTTAGGGCTGTTGTTGCGGTTTTTCTTAGGTTTGGAAGCTGTACGGCGTTGTATATACGAGTTTCTGCCTGCGTAATAAACACATTCATGTCCGTCGTAGGAAAGGTATTCTCTGTGTACGACGAAACGGCAGAAACCAACGCAGCGTAATTCATGCCATCGGACCCCGAGACATCAGACCTTTAGTCGCTGCGCCAGTTCCACGCATCTTGAGGCCAGAGGTCTTTACGCCGGGTTGCTCACTGCTGGAGATATTCCCATCCACAACGCGAGTGTTTTTCAACATGCTCAGGTCGGGCAGTACGCCGGGGTTGGCTTCAACGGTCACGGCCTTGCCAGACATGGTGTGCGGCTTGGCATAAGCCGCAGCTGATTTGTTGTTAATCATCTTAGCCCCCGCGACCAGATTTCTGGTTCATCACTTTAGCCATGCCACGACCATACTTCATCATGTCCATGTCGGTCTTGCCACCTTTGGCAAACTTGGTTGGGGTTTTACCGGGATGTAGCCGCTTCTCGTGCTTGTGCACAGCCCCAGCTATCATCTTCTTGTCCTGCTTCTTGTCTGCCTTGTCCATATTAACTCCTAAGTTACCGTAACTGAACCAAGTTCTAACGCTGCCACCAAGTAGTTGGGAGTCAGCCCATCATCGTTTGCCCTAGACCCGCCCACCGGGTTCCAGTTCCACTGAAATACTCGGCTTCCTTCGCCTGAATACCCATCTACCAGCAAGCCAGAAGCGTAGTAGCTCAAATCCCTGCGTGGCTCCCGCACTGCTTGCGGGTCATCTACCGGGTACATCCCCAACTGTAACTGAGGTTGATCCGGTGTCCAACAGGTTGGGCACACCAGCAAGTTGTAGGTTTTGGTCTTAACAACTTCCTTCTTCAGTTCCTTCAGCTTGTAGCGGAACCCGCAGCGGTCACATTCCGCTATCGAATTCTTGCCGGATGCGAACCTATTACCCATGATTACATAAACATCTGCCGGGGCACAAATCGAACCGCGGCTTTCTCTCGGTCCTCATCCTGCGCCAACTGCCACGCCTCATCATATTGCATCTTCAATACCTGTAGCCGCTCCATGCCGTTAGGCAGCTTGAGCGCCAAGTAATACGCCAGCCCTGCTGTTACACACGGGATAAACCTGAACGGCACATCCATTGTATCCGAGCCATCCCCAGCGTTTTGGTTCCTACGCAGTCGCCAGTACACGAAGGTATAGGTCTGGGAGCCATCAGGCGTGGGCCAGACGCTGATTGCAGGGGGGTTTGATACATACACGGCTGTACCCGTTGTATGCGTGGCTGCGGTGGTATTTGCCTGCCCCCTAGCGCAGTCTGTCAGGACATTCCCTACGATATACCCGTAGTAGATGATCTCGTTGTCGACCTTGATGTAGCCGGCGGCGGCTAGTCCCACGACAGAATCCAAAGTGATTGTGGTGGCTGTGGCAGTCACTGCACCACTAAGTGTTAGGGTTGTAGCGGAAGTCTGCCCCGAGTTACGTTGGATCATCACCTGAATGGGCCGCGCTTGCTGCAGCTTGTTAGGCAGTGTGGCGTAGGTACTGACGCTGATCCGGGTGATGGTCAGATCCGCTTGGTTGGAAGTTGAGTTGGCGTTTGTGCGGATGACATGCTCAAGCAAGTCTACGGTGTCCACCGGCAGCGCATAGGTGTTCAAACCCTGAGTCAGGGTAAACGATCCCTGCTCAATCGTCCACATGTTGATGCCCCGGTTGGCCCAGTCAGCAAACATGATGTTGAGTGACCGACGCGCTGTACGCATGTCATAGCCCGTGCGAAGTTCAGAGCCTGCGCGTTCAAACGCATCCTCAATGACCTCACTCAGGTCCATGTCAAAGTTAGCAACGCCCGAAGTAGTCATTATCTAAATCCTGCTGTTTTCTTTGCTATGCTTTTAGGCTGTGCTACAAACTGTTTTCCAGCAGCTTTACCTGCTCTCTTAGCCTTGGTTGTCGCAGCATACTCACTAGGGCTAAGACTTTTAATCGCAGCTTCAGGCAAGTACCGCTCCCCCGTCTTACTCGACGGTTTACCAGACTTGGTGCGCCATTTCTGGTCGCCCCAATCTTTCAGGGACTGCTGCGGTGCTTTCAATCTTTAGCCATTTCTTTATCAAAAAGCTCTTCGTCAATTTCTTCGTCTATCGTACTTGGCCGGGACAGGTCTATGATCGCTTGCTGTAGCATTTCTAGGGTAACACCGTGCTGCAACTTTTCTAAACCACAATCACATGGCCCGCTATCATAAATAAGACACCGATAATCATGCGTCTGTCTAGTCACGGTAACCACCTCCAGCATCTTTGTATCGTTTAGCCATTAACTGAGCTTTCCTAGCTGACCACTGACCAGCACCCGTACCCTGCACGGCAGCAGCCTTGACGCTGTTGAAAATCCGTTTACGCAGATTAGGCTTGGTGTAGTTGCCGGCCTCATTGACTTTGGATTTTACCGCCCCACCTTCTTTGTACTGCGTGAAGTCAGTGTCGTCACGGCGCTTCTTACGCTTGCCTGTTGGCATCTTGCTGGGGTCAATGGCCCCCATGCCACGGGAGGCTCTCATATCAGCACATCTTTCCACGGGTTTTACCCCGTTGGGCTATGCCATCAGCACGAGAAGAAACGGAGCCGCCAGAAGCGTACTTCTTGACCACACCGCCTTTACGGAACGTCGATGGTTCCGACTCGTCTTGGGCGGTTTTGTACTGCTCTCGGCTCTGCATGTAGTCTTCTTTACTCGTGGGCTTTTTAGCGTCGTCCTTGAGCATTTTTGCTGTTGCTCCGGTCCTCGTGTTGCGGCTGTAGTTGCTGCTCACCACATCGGGCCCCGCATTAGACGGCTTACCCGCACTGTCATAGGATGGTCCGCCTCGGGTACGCCCGATTTCGCGGGTGCGCATGTCACCCGGATCAATTGCATCAGCGGCATCCTGCTCGGTTTTATTACGCGCCTCGCCACGTGTGGGGTCTGATGCCAAATTGGTGTTGTACTTTTTACCGTTAAAAGTAAAGTTCTTGTCGCCCGAAGCACGGGCTTCACGAAAAGCTTTTCCAAATGCACTGGTAGCCATAGTATTCTCCTGTTAGCAGGCCATGCCGCCGCTTTTCATTTTGATCTGCTTGGCTTTGGTCTTGCCTTTGGATGCAACGCCGTCAGCCGAACGGACGAACCCGCCGGTTGCCATCTTTTTCATGGGCATTTCAGGTTTGGCTCCAGCTTTTTTCTTAGCCATCATTGCCATGAAGCCGGAGTTCATTTTCGTAGCCATAGTAGCACCACCTTTTGAAAATTTACGGCCTTTGTCGGCCTCTGTGAAATCACGCCCCACGGACTGCGGGACACCTGCCTTCTTGGCAAAGCCCGGATTGTGGGCTATTGCTTCCATGAACCTATGCTGCTTTTTGCTGGAGCTTGGCATTTAACACTTCCATCTTGCAAGAGAAGCAGCCTTCCGGGTAGGCTTACCCTTCTCGTCTTTCATCGGCCCCGGCATACCGCTCATCCGGGCGCAGAACGAGTCCTTGCGCTTGCCGCCTTGGGGCTGTGGAGCCTTGAGGTTGCTGCCTGTAGCTGCGTTGTACTTGGCCCTGCCCTTGGCAGTCAAACCAGCGCCCTTGGAGATCGGTAGCTTCTCGCCACGACCGACTGCAAGGGAGGGAGTTTTCTTAGCCATAGTTAAATTCTAAACCCAAAACCAAAGGCAATTGTGTTGCCGCTTCCCCCGACTGCAACATCACTAAAATCCCACCCTAGATTGTTGCCTGCGTTTACGTTTGTAGCATTCGTAGCATCGAAGATCGCACCGCCAGTAGCGTTGCTGTCTTGAATGGTGAGGTAGCTAACGCTGTTTGTTCCGCTGGCATCAGATAGAGTGGCTTGCGTGCCGGGTGTTGTTGCTGACAGAAATTTCTGGTTTGTACCTGATGTGGCAAACGAACCGACTGTGTTTGTTGTGCCTGATTTGAGTTGCAATGTACCGTCAGTCATTGTTAGCGACTGAGTTGATCCAAGGGTCAGAGCATCTTGCATTGCCCATGTTCCACCGATTCCATTAAACCTAACTGGATTGTCAATGGTTTTGCCGTTGCTAGTAATGGTTTGGGCTGTGGTAGCCACAAAAGTCCATGTGTTAGTTCCACTTGTAACGGTCATGCCAGCGGACAACACTAAGTCACCATAAATTTGCGGCGAAATGTTGGTAATCGTTGACCCTGAAAAACCAGTGAAATCAAGCGTTCCGAATACACGGTTTGCCGTGCCAAGCGAAATAATGTCAGCACCTGCTTGGATATAAAAATTAGCCGCGTTTGCGGCAACCCCGCCAGTAGCAGTCCCAGACCCATTTAAAGTTCGAGTTTCACCCCCCACACCAATTCCAGTAACCTCAATTGTTCTTGTCCCGGTCATGGTAAGACCAGTTCCTGTTGCTGCGTTATAAACAACTGTGTTTGTTCCGGTTATGACAATCTTGCCAGTACCAAAGGCCAATACTCTGGTGTTGCTATTGGTTGAGTTAAAAATACCCGTGGTCAGCGTGTAGCTTGCCAAATCCAACGTTCCAGCGGTCAGTGTGCAAGTACGAGTAGCGCCGGAAGTCAATGCCGATGCAAGCTGAAAAGTACCGCCTACACCGTTGAATGTGAACGGGTTATCAAACACAACGGCAGCAGTGTTAATAGTCTTTGTGCCTGAAGTGGCAACAAATGCGTATGTAGATGTCCCCGCAGTACGGGTCATGCCTGTGGAAGCCTTGAAACTGCCGTAAATACTAAGAGAACTATTACCTAATGTTCCGGCATATCCGGTAGGATTTATGCCGTCCGTAAAGTCTAAATCACGATACGCGCCAGCGGTAAGTGTTAAAGCCCCTGTGCCCGCAGTAATTCTGAACGAAATACTGTTAGCCTCAGTGACGGCTGTTGGCGCAAGTGTCCTCGCCGTTGCGCTAGAGTTAGTGCAAATAATCAAAGGCGTGCCCGTGACCGTCATGGTCGTAGCACCAGTAAAAATTGTGCCTGTGCTGTTCAGCGAAATAGTTTTTGTGCCAAAGGCCAGCGTGCCTGTAAACCCCGTCATCGTGAGGGTTTGAACCGTAGGGCTAATATCAAGCGTAGCCGTAACACTGCCCGATGCAGCGTTAAATATTGCAGCGTCACCAGCACCGGGGACAAGCGCCCCAGCAGGCGTGCCAGTTGCAAAATCAGACCAACTTAGGATGCTGTTCCAATTTCCAGAAACACCAGCAGCCCAGTATTTATTAGCCATGCTTACTCCTCGGCAGGCTCGTCAACCACGGGCGGCGGGTTGTCAATGTAATCGCGCCACTTGTCGTATCGAGCCTGCTTCATGGCCTCAATTTCAACATCTGTCAAGCCGTGGCTATCCGCTAGATGCAGCGCATCCGAAAAGCCATTGATGGTGAAGTCAATCTTGACCATGCTAGTAAATTCTAAGCAAGCTGGTAGCCGTGGTTCCAGTAGACCAAACACGTATAACTTGCACTGGGATAACTTGCCCCGGCTGTAGGCCAATGAAAGTTGTGTCATCACCCTGCGCGGTTGTTACTTTGACATTGCCCGTTACACCAACGTAGATCACACTGGGTGTGTCTAAGTAAGCGGTATCACTGTTCGTAAACGTGGTTGCCCCGCCCGGAAACATTGGGAATGTTGGGCTGTAGTTTGTCTGGCGTCCCATAATCAATCTCCTTTAAAACAGGGGGCCGAAGCCCCCAAGACTAATTACTGCTCAGAAGCAGTGGGGAACTGAGCGCCGTCTGGCCCTTCAACAGCGTAATTAATAAACACAGTTGCTGCGCCCGTAGTCAAAGCCGTGCCTGCCATTGTGTACGTAATCAGCGCGTCAGTAGAGCCTACGTTCAGCCAGCCACCGGGAGTGGTTGCGTTAGCAGTCAAGTTAACAGCCCCAACGCTTGTAATCGTGCCCGTGGTCGTGAAGTCTACGCCACCAATGCTCAGTTTGAGTGTAGTGGCTGCACTAAAAACCGTTGTGGTAATGATTGTTATGTGCGTCACTTGTGCGCCAGCAGGCAACACAAAAGCCGTGCCGGTCAAAGTGCCAAACGCAAGGGGTGCGGATTGGTTGACTACGGTAGCGCCTAGATTGCGGATTGTGCCAGCAGTGGTGCCAGTGGTGTTTTTAACCGTGCCAAGCAGCCAAGGGCCGAGGTGAGTTGCGAATCCCATGATGTAATTCCTTCATGCGTTAAGGTGTATCAATCTTGCATGTAAGTCAGCCGGGACTGTTTGATACACCGGAAAGCCCGGAGTAAGAGCAATATATCAGGAATTGGTGGGGGGTGCAAGTTTTTTTGGTTTCCTTGCCGCAAGCATCTTGGCTTTCCAAACTGGGTCCGCCCATAACGCTTTTGCTGCAGCAGCTTTAGCCGCTTTTACTTCCGCACGGTTAGCAATCTCCTGATTGTTGGCGGTCTGTTTGGCGGCGTACTCCGGATCGCTCCACTGGGCTTTGGCCTGTGCGCTCGTCTTGGCTTTGGACTCGGCGGTGTTTCTAGCGCGTTTAATGCCCTTCTGGCGCTTTGTCCGCACTTCGGGGTTAGCCCATGCTTCCGTACTGTTCTCGGACTTCTTAGCCCGCGCCTCGGGGGTTCCTTGCACCCTGCGCTGCCCTGCAGCCACCTTCTCCTGATAGGCGGGGTCTCTCCAGTTTTTAATGGAGTTGTACTTGTCTGCGGCTTTATGTGCCGCAGTTTTTATCGTTCCGCTCCCGCCTTCGCCGCCGTCGGTTAGGTTGAAAAGCGTGCCCGTCTTAAGGTTGCGTCGCCCGTACAGCGCAATAAGCTCGATCTCCTTGGCAAAGGCTTCCGTTTCGTCTTCCGTCTCAAATACTCGCTGGCACGGGGCAACAAGGCTGCGCTGCTTTAGGTGGGAGATGAAATCCTGAAAAGGTTTGTTGTGTGACCCCCTTGACCAATGGGACAAGTCCCTATCCCCCGTACCCTTACCAACGTACACGGGCTGGTTGTTTTTAGACGGCCTAGGATCCCGATACACATAGACATAAAACATGAAAGCTCCTAAAGTTGAAGCCACAGTGTACCTTAATGGACGGAGATTTACCAGTAGTTATCGTAGATTTACGAAAATGTCCGGTATAAAACTAGTGCTAGTAACATAAAGTACAACCCCCCGCATTCGAAACAACCAAAGAAAAAGGGAGCCGAAGCTCCCTTTTTTGTAGCAACCAACCTAGGCTGGCTGCGGGTTTGCTTAGGACGAACCGGGGCTTCCAAAAACTCCGAGCGGATCGCTCCATCCAAAGCTGTAGCGCTCGCGGCTCTTATAACGCACGTTACCGGTATCGAAATCCCCATCCATTGAGTTTGCCAATGCAGTGCGCTCAAAGTGCTTCAGACCGTTGGGTACGTCAGTGGTCAGATACCAGCCGTTGCTGTCAGTCAAGAAGTGATTGACACAGTAGCCTTCAGGGATCGAGCCGTTGTTCTTCAGCGCGTTGATATCGTTGTCGGTAGTGCCAACACGCAGGCTGGTCTCCAACAGACGAGTAGCAACGAACATCAGAGCCGGAGGAATCACCAGCTTGCGCGGCTTTGCTGCAATCAGCAGGCCACGCTCGTCCGTCCAAGCAGCAATCTGAATGACCGCGGCTTCCAAAGAAGTCTCGTTCAAATCAGCGCCAGTTGCGGGGCGATTGCTGTTGGTTCCACCGTTGGTCAAGGGGTGTGCTGTGCTGAACAAAGCAACGCCGTCACCGCCAATGTAGTTGGCAGAAAAACCGTTGTTGATCACCGACGCAGCCTTAACTTGCTTTGTGTACGCCATAGCACGGGCCAGAGCCTTGGTGTAACGAGCCGACAGGGAGTCGTACAAGTTATCTTCCACAGCCTCTTCCGTGATGGAGAAGCCAAGCGCAATGGTCTCGTGGTTGTACCGAGCGGTGAACGCTTCCTGCGCATTGTCATACGCAATGGCAGAGCCCTCGTTCTTCACTGGTGCAGCACTAAAGCCGGACAGCTTGGTCTCTTCTTCAAAGCTACGCTCCGATTTCTCGGTTTCGTAGAGTTCCTTGTGCTCTTCGCCATAGCGGGTGTACTCCAGACCAAACAGGGCGTTCAGACCGGGGAGCAACTCTTTAAGTAGTTGTGCGCGTGAAATAGCCATGATTTATGCTCCTTAAGCAATGCTGGTGGCAGCGTAATACTGATGCTGACCAAAGTTAATCTTGACCAGAATTTCCGGGTACTGCATGAGTACGAGCGTAGCGCTCGCACCAAAAGCAGCGGCGGGGGCTTGGTTCAAAATAAACGAGGTAGCACCGGCAGAAGCGGCGGTGTCAACGAAAGAACCCGAACTGATGTAGTTTCCGTTTGAGTCCAACGAGCCAACGTCTGTACCAACGGGCAACGCGAACGGCAGAGCCGAACAGGTTACAGTAGCGGTAGAAATGCTGGTAAAAGTTGAAGTTCCTAGAGAAACAGCCGTATCAGTCACCAAGCCAAGCACGCGAACGGGCAGGGCTGCGGTGGTAGCAGGCGTATCACTTGGGGCCAAGATTGCGTTCTTGGAATTGCCAGTTGCAGTGCTGCCGGTGTTGTTGATCATAGCCAAATTCTGGCCGATCATAGCGCGAGCGCCAGAAGCAACAGCAGTAGTAGCAGAGCAAACAACACCTTTAAACACTTGGTCAGGATCATCAGCAACAATCGCCACTATGTCACCAGCAGCCGTACTCGCAGGATAGTACTGCGAGAAGGTCAACTGCTTGGTAAGCGGGTTGGTGTACCGGCAACCCAAAAAGATGCCGGTTTGATTACCTGCCGTGCCGGTAGACACAGACAAACGCACAATCTCGCCACGAGACAAACCTACGTAGTCGCCATAAAAAATCGACGTTCCATAGTTGTAGGTCATGGGGTACTCTCGAGTAGAACCCGCAAATACCTGCCCGCCGATCAAATTAATCGGTTTTAGCCCGTAGGGGCTATCAATAACAGGATAAGCCATTTAAGACTCCTAAAAAATTAACTACCTTTTCCGAATCCGCCACGCGTTACTGTAGACTTGCGGTCTGCAAATAGCGGCATGCGCGGGTCATTTTGTCGCATAAAGTTGTTGTCAACCGAATCCATCTGGTTCTGGGCTTGACCGTTGTAATAATCCGACATAGCAGTAGCGCGTTCGGTAGGGATCTTGCAGAGCATGAGCCCCCCAATCTCGATATTGCCTGTCTTTTCATTACCAGCAACCATCATCTCCGGGTGATCTACCGCCTTCACCGGCTCATAGCCATCGCGCATTTTTCGTGACACGTTGGTTGGGTCGGACTGTCCCAGAACATGCGTTGCGATCCAGCGAAACGTATATCCCGGCTCAGGGGTTGGGTCTGGCAGTGTGCTCGAGGGTGTATACACATATCGAGCAGATTTCTCGCGTGAATTTGTTTCACGATTTGTCCGGGTCTGTACTTCAGCCATTTTGATTCTCCAGTTTAGCTACTTGAAAAGCATATTGTTGCGGTGTTAATCCAAACTTCTTAGCCAACGACATTTGCGTCAGCGTAAGCTGGACTTTCTTTGGCCCTGATGAACGAGTCGCAGAGGCCACAACAGATGAAGGTCGAGTGCTTCGTGCTTCGCGCCCCCCAAATGCTTCGGGGAAGGTGCTCCGCATCCGGGCATCAATACGTTCAAAGTACTCATCCGAGCGGGGGTCTACCCCCGAATTCACTAGTTTTTGATGCAGCCCTAGTGAAAAGCTGGTTAGTTCTTCGTTCCCCGGAGCGCCAAACCACTGGTTTTTTGCTTGCCAGCGCAAGGTTTTGTCATCAGGTTCTACCGCTACGGGTTCCGATTTCCGTATTTGTACATTATCCGAAGCCGTTTGTAAAGGGGCTGGCTTAAAATTTTCCGCTGAAATCATTCTCAGCTTAGCATCTGTCAAGGCTTCGTTTGCCGCAATGATAGCATCAGTATCAAAAGCCTCCTGTGCCGCCTTGAAGTTACGCCGTGCGGTCTCGAGGTCACTACTGACCGCGTGCTTTACGGTTTCTGCATACTGCTTAGCGCCAGTATTGGCATATTCCTTCAGTTGCCGGTTCTCGTCCAGCAATTGCTGGGCAAGATTCTCAAGCTCCTGCTTTTCGCGGATTGTAGACTCTTTCGCACGCCGTTCATCATGTCGAGCATGGGTCAATTCCTTGATCCGGCCCTTTACTTTGTCCGAGTACGAGTTGATTTCTTCGTCTGTCGGGTCTTCAACCGGGCGATCAAGGGCTGCTCGGCCCCTGTCTTGGGCTGGGGTGTCATCCACAACCTCAATTTCAATCTCAGTCTCTTTTTCATCAGCTTTCGCTGCAATTTCATCAGGAAATTCAAATTTGTCAGCCATTTATTACTCCTTACGCACGAGTTAAGCCTCGTGGATCTTGCACAACCGCGTCTACTTGGTCATCATTAAGCAGACGGAACTCTTTGCCGTAGATTTTGAAGCGTGTACCTGAATAGGTACGCACCAAAACAAAATCGCCAGCCTTACACCACGCACCACCGGGGAACTTAGCCTGATCTTTGTACGCATCGGGGCCAACTTTTACAACAAAAAGGACGGTAGTGGCGTGTTCTTCCTGCCGCATGTAGGGATCCGCTTTGACAATGCTGGAATTCTCAAAAGTTTTCTCTACATCTGGCACAACGCACAGCAATTTCCAACCCGTGGGGTCAGGCAACTGTGTGGCTTTCTCTTCTTGGGACGCATCCTCACTAGGGTTTTCCCTAGATTGGATAGTTTTTGGCAAACTAATGCCGGGTGGAAGAATCAGATTAGTCATCGGCTCTTTCTACTTTCTCAGCAAGGTCAATTAGATAACGCTCTGCGAGTGCTAGACCCTGAATAGTCCCGCAGAGTTTTTGGTACTCTTCAAAATTGCGACAAGCACCCCCAGCCAAGTCATCGGCGTAGTTGTTCATGTCGGTACGAATCTTTTCGCGCAGTACCCGCACAAAATCTTGGATCATTTTGGAGCTTTCGGTTGTTGCATGGCTTGTGCCTTGCTCTTGGCGATGTCAATACCCATCTTGACCCCAGCTTCTTGCTGCTGAGCGGCCAACTTGGCTTTGCTGTCCTGTATCTGTGCACCGACTTTTAGGCCGGCAAGCTGGCTCTGCAACTGTGCTTTCTGCTGCTCCAGTTTCAGTTTGTCCGACTGTGTGGTGGCGTCGACCAGCAGTTTCTTCTCCTGCATAGCGGCCTGCTGAGCCATTTGCTGGTTCTTGGACTGCAACTGCTGCATGGCAATTTGGTTCTTCATCTGGGAATCTTGGGCTTTAAGCTGCAACTCCTGCTGCTTGATCTGAAGCTCCATCTGCTGCATCTGAATCAACGGGTCTTGCTGGTTCTGCTGAGCCTGCTGCTGGGCTGCTTGGGCTTGGTTCTGCTGCAGAACCTGCTGGGCTGCCTGCGCCATCATTCCCGACAACGCCGTTTCAACTTCCGGTGGCAATTTCTCGTCTTGCGGTGGCAGGGGCATCCCTAGCTGCTGCTCAATCTGCTGCCGGTACTGGAAGCCCACGTGCTCTGCGATGTGCGCCATCATGGCTGCTTGAATAAGCGGGGCCTTGGGGTTTTGTCCGATCAACTGGGTAATCGACGGGTCTTGCATCATCGCCATGTGGACGGCAATGTGCGACTTCTGATCTTGGTAGGAGAACGCCTTGACCGGCTCTCCCTTGATGATCATCATGTTCTCTGTCACCGGGTCCATCGGTTTCTGGTCGTCTGGCAGGGGGACTAGCTTCTCTGCGTTCTTGATCCCCAAGACCTCCAGCATGTTGCGGTGCAACTGCGGCAAGTCGTAAATGTCTGGGGCCATCTGCGCCATCTGGATCACAGCTTGGTACTGCACCACCCGCTGGCTCATGGTGGCCGCATTGGGATCGCTGACGGGGATCACATCCACATCGTCGTAGTCTTCCTTCTTGGCCTTCCTGTCGCCAACCTCGGGCTCATACGTGTAGTCAGGATCCGTGTAGTCTGCAATGATCCGCGCCAGCAGCTTGAGTTCTTGTTTAAACGCCGCGTGCACACGCGCCTGCACCGCTGTCATCACCTTGAGTTGGCGCTCCAGCAAAGCCAGCGTTGTGCCTACAGGCGACTGGCCCGACATGTCACTGATCTTCAAGTCTGCGGTAGCGGCAAACCTCCGGCCCTCTTCGACAATGTTCCCCAGCAGCGTGTAGAGAACTTGGCTGGGCTCCTTATAGGGCAGGGGCAGGATGTTGTCCCGCATCACCCCAGAGCCAATATCTACATCCCGCCACTCACCGGGGGCAATGGGGGTGTCATCTCCCTTGATGCGTAGCCCTCGGGTTTTAAGACCGCCGGGGAGGTTGGAAAGTGTTCCCGCGTCCACAAGCTGTCGCATAATGCTGGTAGCCGACTTCGCGAACCCCCCGATGAGGTGGAACAGTCCGAAACCATACGCTCCGAAACCCGGTATGTATTGGTAGTGAACGAAATGCTGTCGTTTAAGTCTAAGCTCGTCATCTTCTTCCCAGTTGCGGCGAATCGCCAAAACCTCGCCCGTACCCTTGATTAGGGTAACTACGTAGGGCAGCATGATCCCGGTCTCTTCGCCGTCCTTGTCAACATCCTCAAAACCCTTCAGATCCAGATCTGCGTGGATTTCATACAAGGTGAAGCGGTCATCGTTTAAATCACTAAACCCGGTCTCTTTGTCCTTGGCCTTCTCAATGTCGGTAGTTTCTTTGGTCGGGTCGCCAATGTCGCATTCCCGGTAAAACCCAGCGGCCTGCAGCTTCAGTATCTCGTTCTTGGTCTTGTGCATCACGTGCGTGACGCGGTAGCAAGACTGGATGTCGGACGCGCCGTAGGGCAGCAGGATGTCTTCTGCGGGGATAAATATGGAGACTTGCCGGCCAAGGCTGGGGTCGTAGTAGACCTTCTTAAACGCCGAACCTGTAGCCGGCAGGCTCCACAGCATCCGTTCGTGCTCGGCCCGGAACTCCACCATCTTCTCGGTCAACTGCCAGTTCATGTCTTCACGAACCCTGACCGCAGACTCTTTCTTCTCTTTGGTCTCTTTGCCAATAATCTTGGTCTTCACCGGGCCGGCAGCGGGGAATGTCTCGGTGATTGTTTCGCTTTGGAACCTGACCACCGCCTCGGTAATCATTGGGTGGAACACACCACAAGCGCCGTTCCACGGTTCTGTGCGCTCTTCGTACTGCAAGCCCAGCAGTTTCAGGCCCTCGGTGTAGGCTTTCTCCCAGTCCTTGCGTCCAGCTTTGTCGTTGTCAATCTCCGAAGTCAGGTCAGACCCAAGGGTCTGCATGGCGCTGCTGGTCATCTCTTCGGCAAGATTGGCAGAAAAATCCTCCTCGCTCATCGCATCGGGATCAATCTCAAGCTCCACGCCTCCGATACCAATCTTGACCGACTCGGGGTCAACAATCTCTATTTCAATTGCTTCATCCCCTGCGGCTCCCATATCATCCAAACCCATAGGGGCCTGATAGAGGGACTTATCAAAACTAGATGTAGCCATGTCAGTAGTGCTTTCTTAATAGTATGCGGCCTGTCGGCTCCGCTTGAATATCTTAGGTTCATCTTGTCGATCTGATTTCAACGAAATAAACCCCCCGCGCCTGTAACGGCTCAAGGCCATCGTCACGCAGTCAACGTAGTCGTCATGCTCTCCATTGGGGAATTCTGCGCATTCGTTGATGACTTCATACGCCCAACGGAAGTCTGGAGCCCATACGATACCATCAAAAAGTAGTGGGGACACAGAGTTAACCCGAGACCGTTTATCGTTTGATACCCCTGCGGCCCCCCTCGACGGGCTATATTCCTCAACAACAATGTCCATCTGCCGCAGTTCTTGGATGAGCGGAGCGCCAGCAGCTTTCTTCTCAACGAGCAAACACTCCGGCTCCCACTCCTTATACTGCTCTAATACTATCTCTTTAAGCTGCGGGAACTCCCAGCGGGCTTTGATAGCGTTGAGCAGCATTAACTCGTGCCGGTGGCTCTCTTCGTTGTACCAGACGCCCCACGTTGTGCAGGCGCTGTAGTCGTTATTGTTCTTGGTCTCGTGCGCGGTGTCCCAGACCTGAATAACGAACTCCATATCCGGCGGGTCTTCTTTCTCCCAAAGCTTCCACCAGTCTCGTTTCAACAGCGCCCCCTCCTCGCTGGTGGGCTCCTGCATGTACTGCGCCGTCCAGTACTGGGGCTGCATGCCGGCCTTCTTAGCCAGAAGCTGCTCCACAGGCCACTGCCCGGGCCATAGGCTCTTACCCGACGGGAGTATGGCCGGGAACCTTATCTCGTGCCACGGCAGCGCTGTGGGGTTGTGCTCCGCCCACGCCAGCGCCCGCCCAATGGGATCCTTCTTCCCCCAGCGCGTACCAATCATCACAATCCGCCCACCGGGCATCAAGCGCTGCATAGGGCCGACCTGCATGTACGTCCACGCCGTATCAAAGGCTGCATCCGGGTTTGCCAGCACCGCCTGCTCAGACACCAAGTCGTCAGCAATCAGTAAGTGAGCGCCGTGGCCGGCCACGTTTGCCCCGATACCAATGGCTAGGTATTTACCCCCGGAGGTCGTCGCCCAGTTGTCCGACGCAGACTTGTCCTTTGAGACGATGGTATGGGGAAAGATACCGCGGTACTTGTCCGTATCGATCAGGTTGCGCACCTTACGGCCAAAGTCTGCAGACAGCGTGGATGTGTGCGTTGCCATCATGATGTGATGGTGCGGGTGGTGCCCCAGATACCACGCAATGAACAAGTAGGCAATGGTTTCTGACTTCCCAAAGCGTGGGGGCATACTGACCGTCAGACGCAACTCGTCGCCATTCTTGACGTTGTGCAGCGGGCCTTTCATATACCGATGGTGCGGGCCTTCCTTCCAATCCGGGTACATATAAGCGCAGAACTTCAGGAAGTCATCCCGGCACGCCTGCAGACCCTTCTTAGTATCTAGCGTCTCTAACTCATCCAAGAGGGCGAGTTTCTCTGTCGCCGGCATATTCGGCAAATCCGCAAGCAAGCGGGTAACAGCGTCTGGCGTCAGTTCGTCAAGCATTCCTGCGCTCGGCTACTATGCCGATCTCGGCATCCAGCGTCATACCTTCGCCCTCGTTGCCGGCCTCTGGGATGGCAAATGGCGCGGGTTCTGACACAGGCGTCACATCTGTGACCGTCGCCCCGTCTATGGGTGTCAGGAACTTGGCGAGCCTGTCGCGCAAGCGCTTCTCAATCTCTTCCTCGCTGGCGTCTTTTTTAATAACCTCGACGCGCTCGGTGAAAAGTGCCACTTCCGTAACATTCCCAAGCATCTGCAGCGCCTTGAGCCGGATGCGGGCGTCGGGGTGTTTGGTCTCCTCTAGTATCTTGGAGACGGTATAGCCGCGGAGTTCCTTGGCCTGATGAATGAACTCCCAATCGTAGGCGGTCAACATCCCCGACAAATGCTGCACTGCAGCAGGCGTCTTAATAACTGCCAGCGCCGTTCGGTGCTTGGCGTTGTCGACATCAAAGTTCAGGGAGGTGAAGGCTTCCCGCGCAGCGTTCTGCTGGCTCTTGGTGTCGAGGTCAGTGTCGGAGGGAACGCCTAAATCTTTCAGCCACCGATCCGTTGCGACCTGAGCGTCAAGGATATCTACGGGCGCGGCTTTCTCAAAGGGGATGAAATCCCCTACCCCTGCCGGGTTAGGCGTGAAATTTACAAGATTATCAAACATGACCCTCCGCGTAAACGACAGTTTGTGCCGCTTCGAACTGATAGTGTACACTCAAATCGGTATTTGTTTCTCCTGTAAGCGCATGGTGCGCTTTTGGCCCACTTCGGTGGGTTTTTTTTTGCTAAAAATTTTTATAGGGGGTGGGGGGTCTGCGTTTTAAATTGGGGTGGGGGGTGTTTGCAGCGGGGGGAGTCTGCAATAGGGGAGGTCTAAGTTTTTACAAAATGGAGCGTGTTTGGCTGGAACAGTGTTATTACCACGCAGCCACAGCTTCACCATAAAGGGGTGATGGGGGTACGGTGGGGTCTACAGGATGCCGAAAAGACCGTGAAAAAGCCCTATATGCTACAATGCAGTCACTCAATAGGCATTCGGTCTATTGGGATCAACCCGGGAGAACGTGTTCTCCCAAGTCTATGGAGTTTCATCATGACATCACTTATCACTATCAATGCATCCGCCTACAATGTGTTCGCAAAGATTGCCAAGCAAGTCGAAGACAAAAACCTTGAGTGGCAACTCACGCTGGCCGCGGCCGGCATTCTGCCGGGCGACTATCGCCCGTTCGCCATCGCATACGTGGAAGAGACATCGGGCGTGGCCGCCACAATGGGTCAACGTGGTCTGACGTTCACGAAGGACAGCAAAGAGGACAGCCGCGTCAAGTACTTGGTTTCTGTCCTTACCGGCGCTGCTGAGGCGAAGGCAGCTGCCCGGTCTCTGTCGGCAGTGTCTGATCTGGACAAGGCCCTGAAGGCCTTCGCTAAGCTGTCGGCGGCTGACAAGAAAGCCTTCATGGCGAAAGCCAAGTGAGATCGACTCGGGGGAACGGTTCTCCCGAGTTTTACAGCGAATTCCCCATGCAATCCTGTGCGTGGGGGTCGCGGCACGGTTTCCGCCCTGTATCAAAGGGATTGTCTAGCGTTCAAGGCGCACATCTGCGCTACGCTCTGACGGAGATTCATCATGAGCAAATCAAACGGAACCACAAAAATTGCCACGTTCGTAGCGTGGGTCTTTGAGGGGGAAAATTACGGCGATTTCATCGAGGAGTGGACGGGTGAACTGCGCTGGGAGAACTTGGGGCAATGCGTCGGAGCAGAAATGCAGGGCGGTCTGAGAGTCGCTGGCGTGAGCACGTTCACTATCATGCGCCCGGGAGACCGGGTAGTTTTGCGAGCAGATGCCCCGCGCAGCTACGACACAGCAAACCCACGCAAATGGGTCATGACTGGGCGCGCCTGACGTAGCCTGTAGGCCAGTGACAGTGGCCTATGGAGTGCAACCGCACTACTCGGGGGAACGGTTCCCCCGAGTTTTTATTGGAGATAGCGATGAAAGAACAAATCAAAGGCGTGGGCTACGACGGCAAGCTGTGGCTGCTGATCGATGAAGTGACGCAGATCAGCGTCAAGGTAGGCGACATCCGCGAGTCCTTCAGAGGCGAGAAGGCCAAGATGCTAGACGGCACAGCCCCGCACAAGCCCAGCAGCACGGGCCGCGTTCAGTCGTCCAAGGGCGAGTACTTCCCGAGCGTCTACGGATGCAAGTGGATTAAGGTCTAGCCAGCCTGTAGGCCCGTGACAGGGGCCTATGGCGTGGACGACCAGTGTATTTTGTGACTGAGCAGTCTACATTGTGGACGCACCGTCTATTTTGTGACTCAAAAATTCTACCCATCGGCTTGGCATCTTGTGCGTAGGTAGCGGTCAGCCAAAAAACCCTTATGAATCAACAACATTTTTGCTCTACTACTACTACTTATCTATATAAGATTTATATATATAGGGAGAAATTCTTTTGTTTTTTTTCTCGGGGGAACAGTTCCCCCCAGTTTCTTGCTGTTTAAAGAAAAAAGAAAACGAAACGTTTGGTAAGTGAAGAGCTTCGGAAAATCGGTGGTATTTGCTGCTGGTATTTCCTAAGTCGTTGATTTATAAGGCCGATAACCCGGCACTTACCTCTGTAACAGACTTCACCTAGCTGGACAACCTCGCAAGAGTATGCTATGCTTAGTTCTTTTTTCATAGGACACTCATCATGGACGCCCCTTACATCGACTATCACGAGACCTTTCCCACACGCTGGGAGATCACTGCCGCCTACGCCATCTGTTGCGCCAAGTGCCACGAGACCAAACTCGCCAAGCACTTCAGGCGCAAGCTGACAAGGGCGCAGGCAGTAGCAAGGGGGCATGCGTTGGGCATGCGTAATCAGGACGCTCAGCCTCGATACCTGAAAGGGGAGCGAATAGCCACTGTCGAGTCGAAGTACTGCACCAAGTGCCAGCCCGGGCACTACAAGCCCAACGACATGACGGTGAAGGAAATGTACCTAGCCGCCTACGACGGCAAGGTCTCACTGGCCCGAGTCAACATCGACGCTGAGAGGAAGCGCAAGAAGGCAAGCGCCAAGATAAGCGCTGCGGTGGCAAACCGGTGGGACAAGTGGAAGGCAGCCCCGTGGGGGCATGTGAGGGCACGTTTGAGCGAAGAATTGTTGATACTGACCCGGCGCATCAGCTACTACAACAAAAAGAAAGCACCCGCTGTGCTGCTGGACGCGTTGACCGCACTGCAGGACGCCATGTCAATACTGCGGGCACGGTGCACGCTCAACACAAGGATACAGGTGCCGCTCGACCCGACCACAACGTGGGAGGACTTGATCGGAGCGCCTGTTATGCGTCAACTGTGCGCAATATGGGACGCAGTGCCTATTGAGTTGATCTGGCGGGCTAACCGCACGCCACTGCTGCTGAACAAGGCGAAGCCCCTCGTGCTCGAGGGCTATGTAGCGCCGAACCAAGGCAGCATCGACAGGCTGAACATAGTCAAAGGCCGCAAGTTCATACGCGAACTGTGCGAAAAGAAATAACTCGGGGGAACTGTTCTCCCGAGAAACCGTGGGGGCTGCGGCCCAGCCCCGTTTTGTTAGTTTCACTTTTCATTTAGGAGTTTTCATCATGTCAGCATTCACCAAGCAAATCACCCGTGTCACACGCACAGCACGTGCCACGGCCAAGCAGCTATCCGCACGGGTGGCGCTGCTCAAGCACCCGGCAGTCCGGGCGGCGTTCGAGGCATTCCCGTTGAGCCAGCGTAAGGATGTCGATCTGTCGCTGTCCACCTACGGGGATTCTGTGTACATAAACACAACGATGCGCAATCTGGAGTCGTTCAAAGTGCCCAAGCTGACCTGTCTGCTCGAGCGCTTCATGGGCGACGAGTGGACAGCCCGGGTCAACGAGTACGCAAACGACACGCCCAACAAGGACTTCCGCTTCGAGCGGCAGGTGGACGGGTTCACGATCTATGTGTGCATCTACGCTTATGTCAAGAGCGACAGCCCGCTCTGCCGTGTCGTGGTCACAGGTGTGACCGAGCGCGTAGTGCGTGAGGAAGTCAAGCAGATCGTCTGCGCGTAAGCAGGCAAACCGTGCCGGTGCGGTTCACCGGCGGTTAACTAGGAGTCACAATATGACATTCGCATTTATCCCCAAAGCATCATACAAAATCGGCCAAGTCATTCAAGTGCATGGTGAACCGATGCGCGTTGAAAGCTACACACACACGGGAAAAAACGTCACCGTATGCACACTACCCGGTGCGCCGCGCTTTCGGCGCATCCTCTGCATCTGCACCGACATGACCGGAGTGTCAGAGGAGTTGACATGAAAAAAGTCTTCGACATCCGCAGAGACCTGATGGACACCAAGATCGCAGGCATACCGTGCACCGTACGTGTGGACTACGCCTGCGTCACGCCACCTGACCCGAGGGGGGACAGCGACTGGGACTACTACGGCTACACCCAGTTCGACTACACCGTGTGTGACAGGCGCGGCAGGCCGGCCCCGTGGCTTGAGAAGAAGATGACTAGCGCCGACACGGCGCGGATACACGACGAGTATTTCGCCTGATCTCAGGCACACCGTAGCCGGTGCGGTTCACCGGCA